CCAGCGACACCGTTAGCGCCACCACCGCCACCACCACCGGCACCCCCAGCACCTACGGTTGGGAATGCCGAAGATTGACCTCCGCCGCCGCCTCCGCATCTAGTAACACTTGATCCGGTGTATGAGTTTGCCGTACCCACTCCGCCAGCACCACACGTTGATCCTGTGGCATCGCCACCATTACCGCTATCACCACCGCCGCCAGCAGTAGGAAACGGACTAGATGCCGTAACTATTGAACCGCCGTCGCCGCCTAGTTGTCCCGTACCGCCAGCAAAGTTTGCGACAGTTGTCGCTCCCGGTCCACCGCCACAAGCGCCCGAGATACCCGGTCCCGCGTTTGTTTGCGTGCCGCCGCCGCCTCCCGGCGAGTAATACAAACCTAGGCGACTCAGACCCCCTGTCTGTCCTGTGTATGTGTTACCAGCACCGCCAGCACCAACAGTTACTGTGAGAGATCCTGCGGACAGATAAGCATTGACTAGTTCTAGATGACCACCAGCACCGCCACCACCACCGGCGCTACCGCCGCCAGCGCCACCGCCACCGACAACGAGAACGTCAGCGAAACCAGCCTGATTCACCGTCAACGTGCCAGACGAAGTAAACTCAAAATACGAGTACGTCGCGCCACCAGATGAGTACGTTCCCGTAGCGGTGTTACCGATAGAAGCGAAACCAGCGACCGGGGTGTACGGACGCGCTACACGAACAACAACCTTACCGGAGCCGCCTGCGCCAGAAGTCGCGCCAGTATCGGTCCAAGCACCACCGCCGCCACCACCGGTATTAGCCGTTCCCGAGGTAGCCGTTGTCGTATACCCAACGGCTCCAGCACCGCCGCCGCCTGAACCGCCTGAGCCAGCAGTACCGGTCCCCGCACTACCACCGCCACCACCAGCATAAGTAACACTAGATCCTGTGTAAGAGTTGCTTGACCCAGCCCCGCCAGAACCTCCTACAGAACTAGACGCGGCATTACTACCTGCTGCGCCCGATCCACCGCCGCCACCGCCCGCTGAAGCCGTAGACCAGCCCGTTCCCCCACTATTACCTAAACTGCTAACTTCCGCACCACCCGGCTTGGAAAGTCCACCACCGCCGCCACCGGAACCGCCGTTGCTTCCAGCAAAGGATGTGTAACTAGAGCCTTGCTTGAAACTAACGCCGCCCCCGCCGCCACCACCGGGGGAGAATAGTTGACCCAACCGCGAGGTGTTACCAGATGCTCCTTGTGATCCCTCGTTCGCGCTAGTGAAAGATGCACCGCCAGCACCGACGATGATTGTCTGTGTACCAGATGCGATGTATGCGGATGAGGCTACAAGCATTCCACCAGCACCGCCGCCACCACCACCGACGCCGTTACCACCAGCGCCGCCGCCACCGACGACCAGCACATCAGCCAACCCCGCCTGCGAAACCGTCAACGATGAACTGCTATCGAACTCCCAATAGTCATACGTCACCCCACCAGACGAGTAATTACCCGTCGGAGTGTCGCTGATAACCGCGCTGTCCTTCAACCCAAGACGAAGAAGCCCGCTGCCGCTAAAGGATGTGAGAGCCATGATTTATGAAATCTCCGAAAGGAAAGCTGAGAAATTACAAGTATTTGCTGACGACGACACACGCAGATACTTCGACGCATCCATCGTGATACCAAGCGTCAGGGCCACCGTGTCGTTACCAGCGACACTCGCGTCATACACCAGCCACTCGTCATTACCGGGAGTGCCAGCGGTCGTGTCCAAACCAATACGGATCGTCACCGCTGACGACGACTGATTTGTGATAACAACCGACGAGATAACCGCCTCAGTAGCGGAAGGAGTCGTATACAACGTGGCATACGTCCCCGTCGAAGAAGTGCCCTGAACTTGGGCGTACTTGTATGCAGTTGCCATTACCTATGCTCCCATCAAAAAGAAAATGTCCTGCAAGCCTGCACCGCCACCCGAAGCAGCAGCCCACTTCACACCAGTAGCCTCAGCAGAGTCAGCGGTGAGAACAAAACCATCAGTACCTACGGCGATACGAGCAGCCGTGTCATCAGCGGAACCAACAATCAAATCACCCTTAGCATCAATTAGGGTTTCTGAAATAAACGTTCCCGCATTGACAGCGTTCCACGCCGAACCGTCATACACATACATGCTTGAAGCAGTCGTATCAAAGTACAACGCGCCCGTGATTAGTGCATCCCCATCGTTGTCGGTCGATGGGGCCGAACTTTTCTGGCCGAGATACCGATCATCGAAATTATCCAACGCGGTAGCGGCAGAAGCCGCAGAGTTCGCAGCCGAAACAGCCGACGCAGCCGCATTAGTTTCCGACGTTGAAGCATTCGATGCAGAAGTCGATGCCGCACTCGCAGAGGCGGCAGCAGCCGACTCCGAAGCAGCAGCATTAGTAGCACTCGTGGAAGCAGCAGACGCACTAGACGCAGCATTACTAGCACTCGTAGCCGCATTCGACGCCGACGTAGCAGCCGCAGACTCAGAAGCAGCCGCAGCCACAGCACTCGCAGCAGCATTAGTCTCCGACGTACCAGCATTAGACTCGCTCGTAGCCGCAGCACTCTCACTAGCGGCAGCCGCCGAAGCAGAAGAAGCAGCCGCAGTAGCCTGCGCCGTAGCCGCCACAACCTGCGACGTAACACCAGTCTCAACGAAGTTCTTCGTCGCAGCATCCTGAGCAGACGACGGATCAGCAAGACCCGTGATCTTGTTACTACCAGCAGCAAGATCAGAACCCAGAGTGCCACTTGTAATCGTCTGCCCCGACAACGTGCCACCCGTGACCGTTCCAGAAACAGTCGCACCATTGATAGTGGGCGAAGTCAGAGTCTTATTCGTAAGAGTCTGCGTGTCTGTCACACCGACCACAGCTGACCCAGCACCCAGGCCATGCACAGCCTCCGACGCAGCCTCATGGCCCCGACTATCAGCAAAGTCACGGGCAGAAACACCATGCTCCACCGACGCACCCGCAGTATGGGCGATACCGGACGTACCATCCACGCCACGAGTAACAGTCAACGTCGTACCGCTACGGTTAGTTACTTCAACAACTTCCTCATTGACCGTATCTTGGTCAATGATCAACGTGTACGGGGTAGTGGACGGGAAGCCCGTAGCAGCAGCCACCGTGATCGACGTGGTAGTGCCGTTAATGTCAGCTGTCAGCGTCGTGCGACGCGCAACAGACGAGTAATACCGTGAAGGAGCCATACGTTTCCCTACCTCGTGTAGTGGCTTCTATTGGGGAACAAGACCTGCAACCGCTTCGTTTCCTCAGCGAGCCGAACCTGATACATCTGCAACAAGTAGCGGCCCAAACTGGACGCACCACCCACCGGGCGCATGTTCGCAGAGAAATCCGCCTCAGCCGACATGCCCGACAAGTGAGCTGAGTCAATGAACGGCACCATCCGGTACGCGGCACCCACGCGAACCAAATCCTCACACGACGCAGGCAAACCCGTGGTCGTCACGAAATCATCCGACGCCGCCGACAACTCCGACGGAGCCTTCGTGTACACCACCTTCACCGTGCGGCCCGGAACGATCGCGTCATACAGTGACAGCGACACACCCGAGGCGAAAACAGACGCGGCGGCATGACGATCCACCCGGTACCGGCGAACCGGCAGCCACTCCTTCGACGGGCCAACCGTCTGCCACGCAACCTGCAACACATCCACCGCACCCGCAGGCAACTGGTACGTGGACACGGCACTGTTGAACGTGAACGTCGTCTCCGCCGTAGCGAACACATCCGGGTACACCGAACGGATCGCCTCATTCAAGGCGTCCTTCACAACCTTGCGGGGGAACATCGGCGCAGACACCACGCGGGTACCAGACGCATGGGCAGCAGCAGTGGAGCCGCGGAACCCACGCCCATACGGGGGAGCGGTCAACGTCAACGACACGGTATCCACCGTGTCCACCATGATCAGCTCGTCGCCAATCTCCACCAAACCACGCGACATAGCGGACGTGTCCGCCACCGTAAACGTCAAATCTGCATTCGTAGCCGACTGCGTGAGATACGTGGACTGATCCTGCACGGTTGTGAAACCATGCAGATACATCATCGTGGAGTCGGTCAACTCACTGTACGTAGGCAACCTACACCTCCACCGTTGTCTTGTTCACGAACTTCGCTGTCTGCTTACTGGTGATCATGTCCGCAGGCGGATCACTGGAAGCGTTGTAGGGGCGACCTAGCAGCTTGGTGGCTGCTTGCGCCTGCTGAACCTTCTCCAGCGTGGTACCACCCGGGGTGATGCCATCGCGACGAGCCTGCTGAAACGCCGATAAGTCTTTCTTCGTCTTCTCATACATCCCCTGGAACGAGCTGTTCACCACAGCGGTCACGGTCGGGTTAGCTGCCCGCAGGCACTCCGCATAGGAGACGTGATCTTTCGTCTTACAACCAGAACGGCAATTCATTCCACGCTCACATACTCGCTGTACCCCGCTGCCACGACAGCGTTGTACTCATCATCAGATAGGACATGACGGCGACCACCACCGAAATAGTGGTCAGCCTCATCAACCTCGGTTTGGGATGGGAACTGCGTCAGTGTCCCCGTCGCGCCAGTTATCAATAGTGATATACCGACATGGATCGGGTAACGCTTGAAAAGAATGTTGTCCGTGTACGCCGTCTCAGTCGTCGGCAACGTGAGAATGTACGCCACAAGAAACCAATCAGATAGGGGGAGTGGTGAGGGCCACCGCCTTGTGAGCGGCAGCCCCCACCCGAGTTATCCCGAGTTACGAGATAGAGGACGAGGACTCAATGCGGTACAGAGCAGCCTGACGATAGACGGACCAACCCTGAAGGCTGTCATTTTGTTACTCCCGCAATAGCGGGGGGCGCATCATTTCTGTGCGCCTCTAACACTTTTCCATTGTGTTAGATCGGACTGTATCTTCACCCTCCCATCGGGAGGGGCATCGCGTGCAGTCTCTACGGACTCTCTGCTAGGCAGGTTGCCTCGGTATTCCCCAATGCTACGTTTGGAGGGGTTCACCGATACAGCGATGTGTACCTATGGAAATTACTCTCCTAGGCGGCCAGTGCAAGTTCACTTTGACAAAGAGAACTTTTTGTCGACCATCCAACAGGGCGGAAACGCATCAACTTGTCCACGACCGGGCCGATAACGACACCCGGCTCAACAGCAGTCGCCTCAGCGAGAGCCTGCTGACCAGCGATGAACGTGCGGTACACGACCTCGCTAGACGCACCGTCCGCAGCGGACAGGGCACGCGGAGTCTCCACGACGTAAGCACCACCGTAGATGCCAGTGACGGCCTCCAGGATGTTGCCCACATTCGGGTCCGTGTACTTACGCATGTCCTCAAATGCGAGGGCACCAGTCTCCGCACGAAGATCGTGCGCGACCAGCGGGTGCATGTACGCGGCGTACAGCATGCCGTCCTTCGGCACAGCCTTCGCTGCACGAAGCTTCGACACGGCCTGACGGATATCCGCGCCAGCGATAACGTCCTCAGCAGCAACCGTAACGGTGCTGGTCGGAGTGGTGGAACCACCCGTCGCGTACAGAACGTTGGTGCCACCGTCCAGGACGTTCACCACAACAGTGTCGATGGAGTCCATCATGTTGTAGGCGACGATGTTGGCGATAGCCGGATCAACGTCGCTGAACGCGAACTCACCCAACTTGCGGGTGTTCAGCACGGTGTTGCCGTACTCGTTCAGAGTAACCGACACGGTGGAGACGTTGCTCAAAGCAACAGCATCCGGGTCAGTGGTTTCCGTCAGAGTGGACGTAGCAGCAGCCAGGTCGTTGTAGAGCGAGAACACTACAGACGAACCGGGCATGGCCTGCTGGACAGGGCGACGATCCGCGAGAGCGCGGAACTGCGGCTGCGAACGCAGCGCAAACTCCACATAGCGGTCGTACGCGGCCTTCACCAAACCTGCAACAGCAGAGGTATCGGTGTAAGCGTTAGCCATTCGATTCACCCCCTTTCAAGGGCACTAGATACGGAAATAACGGTGAGGATCAGACCGCCTGCGGGCCGGTAGCGTTACCGAACAACAACTTGTTCAACGCCTCCGGTGAATCCGCGTTAGCGATCAGGCCCGCGATCTGGTCAGGGTCGTTCTGGAACGGCTGACCACCAGACTGCGTGGACGCGATACGCGCCATCGCAGCGACCTCGGGGCTTGTTTGTTGCTGAGGCTGACCCTCACCAGGATCGTTGCTTGCTTGCACGCCGAACACGTCGCCGTACTCGCCAAGCCACGATTCAATGTCCTCAGCAGTAGTGGCATCCTTCGGGATGAAAGCCGCAATCTTTTCCGGCAAACCCTTCGATGCCAGTACGTCCTTGACGGAGCGTTCCCGAAGCGAACCCTGCATCGACTCCAGCTGCTCTTGCAGTTCTTTATTCTGCTTCTGAGCGGCCTTGTAAGCCCTGCGCAGTTCCTTCATCGCATTCGATTCCTGAGCGTCCCCGGAATCGTCGTCCCACTCGTCAAAATTGGACATATTTCTCCCATCCATATCAATTAGGTGAATCGCCACCCGCAACACAACTTGGGGAAGTGGTGTTGGCTGTGACTACCGGGCTACTACTCCACCAGGGCCGGTCGGTCTGGTTGGGTAAGTGGACGTGTCCCGAATCGAACGGGAGTTAGGGAACAAACGCGGGAATCATCACCCCGAATTACAGTTCCCTCTAGCCTGTCACGCCCGCCGCAACTAGATGCTGCGGTTACGCATCAGCGACGTAGTGTCAATCGCTGCCTGCCCAGCGAACCGGGCACGCTCACGGGACTGCAACGCCTTCACCTTGCGTTGCGCCGCGGGAGCAAGATTCAACTCCGACTGAACAATCTCACTGTCCGTCAGGTCCGTGTCTTCAATCTGCGCGAGGCGCGTGGTGGCGTCCCGCACGATGCGGCTCTGCGTCAAGTCGGTTGTGAGCTGTGCGGTGTTGATATCGCCTTCTTGCGCCAAACCAGCGACACCTTCCGCTGTGGCAAGGTCGATATCCAAACCGCGGGAACCGGCGTAGCCGCCGACAATGGCTGCGTTAGCGATCCGGTTGATACGGTTCATCGTCCGCTCCGGGTCCAGGGTGTACGCCACAAGATCACTGGCGGAGACGTTGTAGTACCGCTGCAAAGCGTCCCGTACCTGCGGGTCGG